TCCAAGGAGAAGGCGATGGTTAAAGAAAAAGTGGGCGCTAGAGGACTCGAACCTCCGAACCTCACGGATGTGAACCCAAAGCGCGTTTTTATAGGGATGAGATAGCAAGGCTCGTTTTTTGAGCTTACCGTGCTGGTTGAACCTTCCTTCATCCGTGATGCCCTAAAAGCGCACCAGTATCTATGTTTACTATGTCAAAGTGCAGTTGCATCTTCGAGCAATGTAAAGAAGTCATCTTCTGACAGAATTTCAATAGTTCCACCCTCGTCAATCAATTTTTGGGCCATCCTCTGTTTCGAGGTCAGCTTTTGTTCCCGAATATGTGTATAAGGTGGAATACCGACAACCAGGTAGTCGGTCTCCGCAATCACACGATCCCAGACCTTGAGACCAGCAGCAGCAGCCATTTCTGCACAATCTTTTCGAGGTTGGCTGAGGGTCCCGGTGAATACCACAGTCTTGCCTGACAATGGCATGTTTTCAGCGCCTTCCTTGCGGATACGCTCAGGGTATCTTTCAGAAATACGGCGTTTCTTCAGGCGGTCAACCCAGTCAAGTATCTGGGTGCCACTTTCTTCCATGAGTATAACAACCAGCTTTCCGGCCATTTCTGCATCAAGGACGGCGTCATGATGTCCATCAGTGCAAATGCCATAATGGAGGCAGGCATTTTCCAACCCGTAGCCTGAAGTAAGGAATGCAGAATTAGCTCTGCGTAGGATCCTGGCGGAATCGAGGGTTAGTGTCAGCGGATTATCCATATCGTGAACAATACAGGCTTTTTGAATTGCCGAGCGATCATAATGGGTATGGTGGACGACCGGTTTGTCCTGAATGTAAACTGCAAGCATCTGAATCGCTTGGGGGACCAGGGGAGCATCTTTGACAGTTATTTCGTTGATGCCGTGAAGCCAGGTGTTTGAGAAATGCGTTTGAGGATTAACATAGGTGCCCCACTTACCGACAACCTTCCCCTGGTTGAAGGCAACGATCCCAATCTGGCAAATGCTAGCATAGTCTTCATTGGCCGTCTCAACATCGAGGGCGATGAAGTCAATTTCTTTCGGCCAGTCTTGCATTACAACCTCCGGCGGATTTCGATGACCTTTCCGATGATGGTAACGGGAAGGGTGGCGACCTGGTCGGAATCGAAGAAGACCGGGTCGTAGGCGGGGTTGCTGGGGATGAGCATGAGCCCCTTGTTGGTTAGTTTGACACGTTTGAGGGTGACGTCTTCACCATTGACACGGATCACAGCGATGTCACCATTTTCAATAAACTCCTGTTTTTCAATGATGACAATGTCCCCGGAGCGCAGATCTGGCTCCATACTGTCACCCTGGACACGGAGAGCAAAGAGCTCGCCATGTTTGACGAAGCGGGGGTAGATATCGATGTACTCTTCGACATCTTCAATGGCTTCGATCGGGACGCCGGCTGGGACGGATCCGAGAAGGGGGACAACTCTGTTACTTGTTTGGTTTCCGTGATCTCTTCCCAATAAGTAATCAACCGATACATCAAAATAGTTGGCAAGTTTTCGCAGGTTATCAGATCCAGGGTTGCGCTCGCCCCGTTCATAATAACCATACGCTTGAGATGTAATCCCAAGATAGTCCGCGACTTGTTTTTGACTAAGATTTCGTTGCTCTCTTACCATCCGTAAACGTTCCATCGGGTCCTCTCTTTATAGTCTAATGTAACAAACCGTTACAGACAATATATTAATCTATAAAAAAACTATTTGTTACACCAGTTTCGATTTTCACCTTGACAATGTAACATTCTGTTGTTATCCTTATGTAACTTAGAGTTTCAAGGAGTAGCATGACCAAAAGTAGTTGGCTCAAAGAGATCAGAGAAGAGAAATCCCTAACACAAGAACAAGTTGCTTCGCAAGCTGAAATCGAGCGGGCATATTACACAATGATCGAGACCGGTATCAGGCGCCCTTCCCCGGAAGTGGCCATGCGGCTTGGAAAAGCACTCGATTTTGACTGGACCCGATTTTACGAACCTGAAAAACAAACCGAAGAGTAGGCAAAAGGAGCCTGGTGAGATGAACAAACGGAATGAGAAGTTCGAGTTCAAAGTAAAGCTGGCTGACACCTGGGAAGGTTCCCCGGTTTTATGCACCAAGAAGATCCGTGTTTCTCACGGAGCGCCTGAAGTGCATGCTTTCGCACAACAACTGTCCAATATGATCGGCAAAGAGGTGCGCTGGCAATTTGCCTGGGGAGCCAACGGACACTACGTCTTTCCTGAAAATGAACCCACCGAGCAGTAAGAAAGGATTGCCATGCTGGAAGATATCCGAGATGTTTTAGTGCTCTCATTACCCCTTCTGGTTTTTATCGTGCCGATGGTCCTGCATGCTTTTTGGCAGGAAGAGATCCAACCCCGATTGAATAAAACCATAGCTGATCTCCATGTCAATTGACGAAAACAAGCGGATCGCCTGGAGGGATGCGGAGAAGCTGTGGTTGAGCCGGCAGAACAGCCGGCAAACAGCCCAGTCTTACGGATCCAGCCTGAGAGGGCTGCTCTTATTCTGCGGTAAGCCCGCCTGGGAGATCAGCCGGAAGGATATTGCCGCCTGGCTGGCTGACATGCACAAGGAAGGCAAAGCGGATTCGACCATTGCAACGCGGATCAGCGGAATCAAGAGCTTTTATAACTTCGTGATCCGGGAGTATGTGAGCATGGACATGGACGGTGAGGAATACCGGCTGCGAGAAGACAACCCGGCAAGCTCGTTCAAGGCTCCCAAGGTAGAACGATATGGCAAGGCGATCTGCTGGGATGAAGAGCAGGCTGGAGCATTTTTGCGGGCGATCGGCACTGACAACCTGCCAGGCTTGAGAAACAAGGCATTATTCACCGGGTACCTGCTGACGGGCCTGCGTAATTCAGAGCTGCGGATGCTGCGATATGAGGACCTGGAAGTTCTGCCCGGGGGAATCGTGATCATGCGATACCAGGGCAAAGGAAAACCCAACCAAACCAAAGAGATCTACCCGCCGGTGTATGAAGCGATCATGGCTTTTGCGGATGCAGAGCAAAAGTACACCGGGTTTGTTTTCCATCGTTATAGCCAGATGGGTGATGTTATTGACCTGCCTATCTCAGACCAGACGGTCAGGGACAGCCTGAAGTATTACGCCAGGAAGGCCGGCTTGCGCACCAAAGATCTGAAGGTGCACAGCTTGCGGCATACGGCAGCGTACTTGCGGGCACAGGCAGGAGATGATGAAGACACGATAAGGAGGTTTTTGAAGCAAAACAACGTTGAAACTACCCGAATTTATTTACAGAAGATCATGCCAAATCCAGACAAGACCTGGATGACTGTCAGTGAAATGCTGGGCTTGTCAACTGAAAAGTAAGAGTTGATCGCTGTCAGAAAAAGACCAAATAAGAGCACTTGGGATAATACGCATTATCCCAAGCAATGAGAGAAAAACATGGAAAAACCCTTTGCTTTAAGAGATATCCATTATCAACTTTTAGGTTGTATAGAGACCTTTTTTCAATGGAACGGTTATTCTCCTTCCGTCCGTGAACTGGTGGAGATAATGGGCAGATCGAGCACATCCCATATTCAGGGCCTTCTAAGTGATCTGGAGAGCAAAGGTTTGATCAGGCGGACGCCAGGCATCGCACGAAGCATAGTGCTTGAGCGTCTGCCTGAGGTAATTAAAAGACCTGGCCAACAGTCAGGAGCCGTCGGCCAGGGTTAATGAAAGTTCCGATCAGGAACTCCCCTAATTATAGCAAAGGAAATCATGGAAGAACAAAAGATGTTGACTGATTTGGAAAATCATATTCTGGAGCAGCTGGAAAACCGCGGTTATGAATACCCGGTGAGCCGGGAAGACCTGGCAGGAAGACTACGCTGGCGCAAACTGATCCTGGGACGTGATGACCGGGCAATGCGAGGGGCGATTGAGAGCCTGCGGAAGAAGGGTCACCTGGTATGTCATCGCAAGGGTAAGGACGGAGGGTATTACCTGGCGCGGTCTAAAGAAGAATATGAAGATTTTCGGAGCCGGGAATACAAATCGAGGATCATCAGCCTGGCTGACACGCTGCGAGAAATGGACAAAAGCGCCGAAGTTCAGTTTGGTGAAGCAATTCAATTATATCTGTTCAGAATTTAGGAAAATCATGGCAAGGCAAAACTTACCGCCACGATATGTAAACATCCCTGCTGGACCTGCCTATGATGAAGGATTGCCTGATGGCGTTTTTCGGACCTATGTGCAGCTGCGAGGGTTGGCATGGGGTAAGGACAGGCTGGATGAGATAACTGTAAAAGAGATAGTGGAGGCGACCGGGAAGTCACGTTCCACCATTTATGGACACTTGGGAATATTGAGAGATCGGGGTTGGCTGCTGTTCAACGCTGCTCACTATTCCTGGCTGACCGTGGAGTTTTGCGGAAGTGGACCTGATGGGGAAAAAGACAATAAAGATCCTGCGGAAAACTTGTCCAGAAATCTGGACTGCCTTAATGAGGAGGTTAAAGATTTTAATATCTTTAATCAAGATGTTAACCTACCTCCTCCTAATAATCTTGTTAATCCGCGCGAGGAATTTGTCCGAAAATCTGGACAAGCAGTCCAGAAATCTGGAAAAGAGCCGGGGAAAGACCGATCAAACGGCTGGCACGATGTGATCAAGCCGGACCTGGAACGAAAACTGGAGAGAATGGGCGTTTTTGCACCCGTGTACCGCCAGGTGGCAGACGCAGTCCGATCCGGAGATTGGAGCGTTGAGCAAGTGCACCAGCTGGCAGACCAGATTATCGGGATGGGGGATAGTGCTGGCCCAGGTGTGTTTGTGTTCCGGTTGAAAAACAGGATCCGGCCGGAAAATGAAACTAAAAAACGAGAAAAGTCGGTTGAGCGGTTCAGGAAGTTGTATGTGGAGCAGAAGCAGGAGGTAACGAAATGAGTGACCAGGGAACCAAAATAATCAATTTTGCCCATGTTGCCCAGATGGAACGCTTCACGCCAAACATCATCCGGGTGCAATTTTCGAGTGGTGACGTGAAGTGTTACCAGTTTGCAGAGGTTGAGAATGCGGATGAACTGATGGATGCCTTTGATAACCATCTGGACAGAAATAAAGGGTATCGATTGCGAAAAGGAGCGTTTGCATGAGCCAGGACTGGAAACTGCCCATCAATCACGATTATGGCAGGAATTTGAGATGCCCGAAGTGTAATTACACCCTGGTGCTGAAGCAGGCGATAACAGGACCTTTTTACGGCTGCCCGCACTGCGCCTACACCTGCCCATCGAACAAACATGCCCGGGATGAATATTTTGCTAAACGAAAAAATGGAGACCAGGAGGTTGGAAATGGCGCGTAAGGAGGATGTGATCATCCGGGTGTTGGTTGAGAGTTCAGCTGAGATCGGGATCGTGAAAGGACTGCAGGCATTCGCAGGGAAGATGGCGCCGCTGATCATGAAGCTGGAACGGGAAGGCAAGCTGAACGAGTTCCAGATCGCCCTGGTGCTGGGTTGGGATGGGCCATTTATCTACGGCAACCGGATCAACCGTAAGCGCTTTGCAAAGATCATCCTGGACAAACTGCAGCTGGCACTGATCGCAAACGAGAACCCTGGAAGCGCTCTGGCTAGGCACCAGCGAGAGAAGCAGATGCAGTTATGGTAGCCCTGGCACTTGAAACCATTGGAGCTGTGGTTATGGTCTGGTCGGTGTTATTTATCAGCGTAGAAATCGCTATCGCAATTTGGAAATTGAACAAGGAGAGTAATGAGCAGGAGAATTGAAATAAACCGGAGTGAACCTTCTGAAGCGGAAAAAATATCGAAGTTGATCGATGATTTTTACGTGAAGAACAGCAAAAAGGATGGTGAAGCCTACCAAACTGTATCTGAAGCGGATTGGAAGCTGGCATGGGCACTGCAAAGGCTGGCTGAAAGCCATGACAAGCTGACTGCAACTGTCGATGTCCTGGCTGGGGTGGTGAACAAGCTGGCTGGGGTGGTGAACAAGCTGGCTGGGATGGTCGACCAGGCGAGCAGAGAGGGGGAGCGATGATCATCGAGAAAAAGAGCACTAAGGCAAAAGTGCCACTGGAGAGCGCGGCGATCCTTGCGAGAAGGCTGAGAGACTGGCTGGAGCCGGCATGTGAGCGAATCGAGATCGCAGGATCCATCAGGCGGAGAGCGCCTGAAGTAAAAGATATCGAGCTGGTAGCGATCCCCAAACCAACCAGGGATCTCTTTGGGAACCGCAATCGGGACAGCCACACCATCATAGCCAAGGTTTATGACCTGGCTCAGAACGGTAACTTATTGCTCAGCCCTGAAGAGCCGCTTTTTACCAAGCGTGGGGACTGGTACGCCCAATTCAATTGTTTTGGGATGAAAGTGGATCTGTTCATGACCACGCCAGAGAAATGGGGCTGCATCTACCTGATCAGGACCGGCTCTGCCGATTTTTCGAAGAGAATGATGACCAAGGTCTCAAGAGGCGGCGATTGCCCCGATCACTTGTACTTCAAAGATGGCCGGTTGTGGGAAGGGGAAAACGCCCTGGAAACGCCGGAGGAAGAGGATGTGTTCAGACTTTTGGGTGTGAATTGGCTCGAGCCGATTGAGAGGTTTTGATGCACGGTGAATGGATATTGAGGAGAAAAGAGGGTGAGCGATGTTAGTTTATGGCAGTATTGGGCTTACTGAGATTGTGAAAACCGACAACGGTTGGACCCGCAACGTGGAATTCAACCGGGAGACAGTGGCCGTGATCACCGGCGGTGGGAGGGGTTTTCATGTCAGGATCAGGTGGAAGAAGTATTCGATGACCGGTGACGTGTTATTGCGCATTGCGGACCTGGTGAGCCAACTGGATAAGGAAACAGGAGAAAAACCATGAAAGCAATCAGCATCAAACAGCCCTGGGCGTGGCTGATCGCCAATGGTTACAAGACTGTAGAAAACCGCAAGTGGTACACGGCTCATCGTGGTGACATCCTTATCCATGCCAGTAAGAACAAGGCAGACCTGGAGCGGGACATCGAAGCAGTGCAGCAGAGATTTGGGATTGGAATCGATGCGAACCAACTGATTTTCGGCCAGGTGCTGGCTGTGGCTGATCTACTCGCCTGCACTACGGAGCCTAAGGAGCGGATCGACCAGCACTGGCATGACAAAGGGAAGTTCGCGTGGATCCTGCGGAAAATCCGACAAATCGAACCTTTTGAAGTGAGGGGCAGGCTGAACCTGTTCGAAGTATCATTTAGCTGGGATGAGTATCCTGAGCAAATCAGGGAGCCGATCCCGATGGTGATGGATGCCCTGGGGTTGTTGGATTACACCTCAGTGGACATTGATATTCCAGCATACACACGCCGTGAGAAGTCCTAAAGAAAAGGAATTTTATGCCAGAAGAAGTGGTTGTGATTATCGAGTGTCAAAAGTGCGGCCGGGAGGTCGGAAAATTGAGTGACTTCAAAGGCCGGCAAATACTGATCGTGAACGGGATCGCGACCACTTTCTGGCGGGGTGTTTGTGTTGAGTGCGGCCGGGAGTTTCACTGGGATATGGGCACGAAAGCGCTGGCGGAGTTGATCTGTAAAAAGGAGAAAAAGTAGTTGTAATATTTAGATTTTCGATAGTATACTAAATCTCGGGAGTCGGAATCATATTACGGGAGGGTAATGTGAATTTTTATCTTGTTACTTATGACCTAAATGCAAGGGGACAAAACTATACAGAATTAATAGATAAGATCAAAGAAGGCGGGAAATGGGCAAGGTTATCAGAATCTTCTTATGCAGTTGGAACTGAAAAGACACCACAGCAACTCTTTGATAGGCTCAAGACTAGCTTGGATTCAAACGATCAACTTTACATCGTAACAATTGGAAAACCTTTTATCGGACGTGGTGATAGAGACGTAAATAATTGGCTTGAGAGCAATTTGACAACAAGCCATCATTTTTAATATTAGCCAATAATAACCGATTCCTACCAACCAACGGCCCCTCTCTAAGACCGCTGGTTGGTTTTTTAATTGATGATTCAGACGGTATAATGGTTACGCAACTTAGGCATTTTTTCCAGGAGGGCTGTCTATGAACACACTTTATTATGGGGATAATCTGGATATTCTTCAGCGTTATATTAAAGATGAGTCAGTAGATCTGGTTTATTTGGATCCACCTTTCAATTCCAACGCGAACTACAATGTGCTGTTTGCCCAAAAGGATGGGTCGCAATCCAGTGCCCAGATCCAGGCTTTTGAAGACACATGGCAATGGGACCAAAATGCCATTCAAACCTATACCCGTGAGGTGGAAAGGGGCGGCCCTGTTGCAGACGCATTGAGGGCGTTTAACTTGATTTTAGGCGCCAGCAACATGATGGCATATCTGACGATGATGGCGCCGAGATTGCAGGAATTAAGGCGCGTATTGAAACCCACTGGAAGCCTTTACTTGCACTGCGACCCCACCGCAAGCCATTATCTGAAGGTGTTATTGGATATGGTGTTCGGTGCGGAGAATTTCAAGAATGAAATTGTGTGGAAAAGGAATTTCACCAAGAAGGGTTCACAATTTGATATGACCCGTTTTGCAAATAACGCCGATATCATACTTTTCTACTCGAAAACAGATAGAGCACGTTTCAAAACAGTAAAAGAAAAGAATTTGAATGAGGATTTAGAGAAAAAATACAATCTGGTCGACGATAAAGGGAGAAGGTTCAAGTCAGAACCCTTAGAGCTTCCCCATATGATGGCACGCCCAAACTTGGTTTATGAATTTATGGGTTATACGCCAAAATGGGGATGGATGATGTCAAAGGAGAAACTCGAAGAACTTCAAAACCAAGAGAAAATATATTTTACATCTACAGGGAAACCAAGAAGGAAAAATTTCTTGGCTGACTATTCTGGAACCGAGGTTGATAATATTTGGATCGACATTCATCCTCTAGGTCAAAAACAATCTGAGTCTATGGGTTATCCAACCCAAAAACCACTTGCTCTATTGGAGAGAATTCTCAAAGCCTCCAGCGAACCTGGAGATGTGGTTCTAGATCCATTTTGTGGTTGTGGGACGGCGATCGCCGCCGCTCAAAAATTAGGACGAAATTGGATCGGGATCGACATCACCCATCTTGCGATTAGTCTGGTAAAAAGACGAATGGAAGATGCTTTTGGCGAATCTATCCAATACGAAGTGGTTGGTGAGCCAACAACAGTGGATGGAGCACGAACACTTGCAGAACAAGATAAATACCAGTTTCAATGGTGGGCATTGGGGCTGGTTGGAGCAAGACCTGCAGATCAGAAAAAAGGTGCGGATCATGGCGTGGACGGTCGGCTGTACTTCCATGATGACGCGTCAGGAAAAACAAAACAGGTCGTTCTTTCAGTAAAGGGTGGCCAGCATGTCAGCGTCAGCCATATCCGTGATCTGAAGGGTGTTTTGGACCGAGACAAGGCGGAAATTGGCGTTTATATTTCCCTCGAAGAAGCAACCAAACCGATGCGAGCAGAAGCTGCTCAAGCTGGTTTTTATCAGTCGGATATTTGGAACCGGGATTACCCGAAAGTACAAATTTTGACCATTGCCGAATTATTGGACGGTAAGCAGATTGACATGCCACCGATCCAGCAGGTGAACCAGACCTTCAGACGGGCAAAGAGGGAAAAGAAAAATGAAGGTGGGCAGCTGGCAATCGATTTGGAATAATTCAAGGTTATAAGGGAGTGGTTTTGTGGAAAACAGTAGAACGATGGTGTAGAATATTTATACATCTCCCCGTAACTCAATGGATAGAGTAGATACCTGCTAAGTATAAGGTTGCGCGTTCGAATCGCGCCGGGGAGATTGTAAATTCCGTTTGCACATTTATCATAAAAATGCTATACTATTTTTTAGCAGGTATCTAGCCTATTGAGTTAGACCAAAAATGACAAAAAGCCCCATGCCGCTTGTCAGCCCCGCCCCAAGAGTCCCAAACTCGAGGGGCGGTGTGCATTTAAGGAGGGGATACGGCCGGTGTCCTTTCCGTATAGTTGTTTTTTCCCCATGAAAGCTTGTAATCAGCCCCCATATATGGTAATATATTAGGTAGAAAACCGTATATCTGGCGTTTGTTGGCTCCAACCAACCATTCATCTTGAGAGAGATGCCGTGGTTGGTTTTTTGTTTTTAAGTCCTGGAGGATAAAGATGGAATGGATGCCAATTTTGAGTAAAGTGGTTGAGGCGGTGCTGGTGGCGATTTTGCCGCCATTGGCAGTCGCACTTATTGCATGGTTGATCGGGCTTGCGAAAAAGGCCTGGGCAGAGTTCAAGTTGATCAACCCGACGGTGGCAGATTACCTGGAATATGCTGCCAGGTTTGCCGTTGAAGCTGCTGAACAAGCGGGTGCCGCTAAACTGATAGAAGACAAAAAGGAATACGCTATCAGAATCGCGGAGGTCTGGCTTGCAGAATACCACGTAACTATTGACATTGATCTGATCGATGCCGCGATTGAGAAGGCAGTACGTGAAATGAAGCACCCGGAAACGGCACCGCAAATCGGCGATGTTAAGCAGGTCAAGGCAACCCGCAACCTGGCAGGATAAAGAGTGGATCTGTTACAGATCATCCTGGTACTGATCCCTGTGGCGCTGGGAAGCGGCGGCCTTGGTTCAGTGATCGCGACCAATATTGCAAACCGCAAAAAAACAGAAGCGGAAGCTGAGAAAGCTGAAGCTGAAGCAGCGAAGATCAAAGCTGAAGTTGAAAAGGTCAAGGCGGATATAGTCGATACGTTGGCAGAGCATTATGCCTTCGAACTGACTGCGTTACGTAACGAATCAAAAGATATGAAATGCCAGATCGCCAACCTGAATATCGAAATCGCCCAGCTTAAATCAGAACGAAAATCCGGCGAGGTCACAATTGAAACATTGACAAAGAAGAACATGGAGTTGACCTCACAAGTCCGGGAGTTGACAGAAGCATCTGAAAAGAAAGATGCGCGGATCCTGGAACTTGAGAAACAGGTGGCTGTAATTCCAGGACTTGAGAAGCGCATTGCTGAGCTCACTGCTCGGCTGGATGCTTTCAATGGGAAGAGTAACTGTGACTAATCGCCCGTTACGCCCGTGCTCGTACCCTGGCTGCCCCAACCTGGTGACAAGTGGACGTTGCCCGGAGCATACTTCCTTGCCAGGTGGATGGACAAGAGACAGAGGCAGGCAGAGGTTGTATGACCGAAGATGGCAGAAGTTTCGAGCTGCATACCTGGCGTCACACCCTTGGTGCGTTTCGTGTGAGCGTATAGGCATAACAACACCAGCAGAACATGTGGACCATGTAATTCCGCACAAAGCCGATGTCAAAAAGTTCTGGGATGGACCATTCCAGGCTTTGTGCCCGAGCTGTCACTCGAGGAAAACGATCGAAGAAACAGGGAGGGGGGGATGAAAAAGTCTCAGCTTGGAGGATGTCGAGCGCAGGTGGTCAACAGCGCGAAAAAATATCCCAATGTGGAGAATTCCGATGCCTGCTAAAAAACCAGCTGATCTGGTGGTCAGACACGAAACTTTGGAAGAAAAAAATCAGCGAATTTCAGGAGAAATCGCGAATAAAACGGGCAGAAATTTGCCGTCTTCGGCTCCCAAAGAGCTCAAAGGCCACACTTATGCGAGGGAAAGCTGGCGAAGATTAATGCGTGAGTTTGAAAGCCTGAAAGCTGATCGGGTTGATAGCCAGGATCGGGATCTGTTGATTGCTTACTGCCTTACCTTGGAAGAAGAACAGGATTTGCTGGTCATGCGGGCAGCCGCGCTGGCAGATTGGAAGGACCGACGCGAGGATGTACTCCTTCACAGACGCCACATGGTTGATTACAAAGAGAATGAAGATGGTACCTGGGATGTACTGGCAAAGCAGCTAGTTCAAATAGTGAACAAGGTGCAGCCGGCCTACAAGACCGTTCTGGATATCGATGCCAGGCTGGACCGAAAGCGATCGAGCTTGCTTGGCTACCAGCAGCAGATGTACCTTACACCACGGTCCAGAGCTGGAGTAGTTCCCGAACGAGCTGATGAAGAAGATTCGATGGACGAGATGGAAAAGCTGTTGGGTGATCCAACAGTCCAGTTCGAAGCCATTGTGAACAAGGGGAGCAGCCATGCCGTTTGATCAGGCAAAAGCTGACCGCGCTTGCGCATTCTTTTCCATGTTGAAACACACCGATGGGAAGTTCTATGGTCAGCCATTTAAACTGCTGCCCTGGGAAGAGAAAATCCTACGGGATGTGTATGGAACGATCAAAGAGGATGGAACACGACAGTACCGGTACATCTGGGTCGAAGTTCCCAAAAAAAACGGGAAATCGGAGCTTGGAGCAGGGGTTGCTCTATATCATCTGTTTGCTGATGGAGAAATCAATGGTGAGGTGTACGGATGCGCAGCTGATCGGGAGCAGGCATCGATTATCTATGATGTAGCCAGCAAGATGCTTGAACTGGTTCCAGCAATGCTGAAACGGTCAAAAATTCTGCCTTCTTATAAGAAAATTACCGATAAGGTAAGCGGAACGCGATACAAGGTCATGTCTTCTGAGGCATACACAAAGCACGGGTACAAACCCAGTGCAGTGCTTTTCGATGAGATCCATGCCCAGCCCAATCGTGAACTGTGGGACGTGATGACCCACGGATCCGGCGCTTCTCGCGCCCAGCCTATCTGGTGGAACTTTACCACCGCGGGCAAGGACCCTGATCGGGTCAGCATTGGGTGGGAGCTGCATGACTACGCCATGAAGGTTGCCTCTGGAGAGATCTCGGACCCATCATGGTATGTAGCTATCTATTCCTACGAAGGAGAAGATATCTACAACGAGGAGAACTGGTATGAAGCCAACCCTTCGCTGGGCGTGGCCAAAGATATCGAGTCAATGAGGGATGCAGCCAACCGGGCAAAAAACAGCCCGGAAGTGGAATTGAACTTCCGTTGGCTGGACTTGAACCAGTGGGTTACCACCAAGCTGACCAGCTGGATCGATTTGAGTGTTTACGACGAAACGGAAGAAGAAATTCCGGATGAACAGCTACTTGGTAAGAAGTGCTTTATCGGTCAAGACGCTTCAACCACCACCGACCTTTCCTCAATCGTAAGGCTGTTTCCACCCCAACCAGGGCTGGATCACTGGCATTTCAAGACAGACGCCTGGATCCCGCGCAATTCCCTGCAGGATCGGGTACGTAATGACAAGGTGCCCTACGACAAATGGGAAATGGGCGGGTATGTGCATGTGACAGAGGGAGATACGATCGACCATTGGGCAATCCTGGAGAAGGTCCTGGAATACAAAGCCATGTATGAAGTGATTGAGCTGGTATCGGACCCGGCATTCGCAGTAATGCTGACCCAGGCAGAGATGAAAGAAGGGATCAACGTGGTCACCCAGCAGGGCACATTCGCGGTGCTGACAGACCCGATGAACACTGTTGAAACTCTGATGCGGTCAGGCCAACTAACCCATGAGCACAGCCCGCTGTTACGCTGGACCTTTGGGAACGCGTCAATTGCGACCAATGGATCCGGCTTGAAGAAACTGGTCAAAGAGACCAAGGGTAAGAGTGTGATCAGGACCAAGAGGATCGACCCGGTCATGGCGCTGGTTCTGGCAATGTGCAGGGCTCGATTCTATAACCAGGCGGATAACCTCGAAGAACGGATTATGTCGGAAGGATGGGGCATGTGAAAAAGAACGTGATCAAGGATGCGGTAATGACCCCGATCCCAACGGAGATGCAACCTGGTGACAACAGTTATCTGCTCTATTGGCCACCGATGGCGACGATCGGTACCATTACAGTTGAAACCGCTAAAAAACTGTCCACAGTGTACCGGTGTATGAACATTTTGAGCGACGATATCGCCGCTTTGCCTTTCCAGCAATTTGAGAGACTGGAACGCGGCTCCAGAAGAGTCAAACCCGATGGAGACAGCCGTAATGTGGCGTATCTGATTGAGATTGAGCCTAACAGGTGGCAGACACCTTTTGTCTTCAAAAAACGCCTGATTTTGGACCTGCTGAGCATGGGGAATGCCTACATCTGGCGACCGGTGAGCGCTTACCCTGAGCTGTATCACCTGGAGGCAGGCAAAGTTCGGCCGGTATTTGATAAGCGGGGCAACCGATACTTCCAGGTGCTGTTTGACAATGGCGAAGTCAAGGATATTCCGGATCCTGAGATCCTGCACCTGATGATCAACCCGGACAAAAAAGGGGTATTCGGTAGATCTGTACTGGGTTATGCCCAGGATACGATCAACCGGCAGATCGGTGCAAATAACTCAAGAAACACTCTGATGGGCAATGGATTACTGCCTACTGCGATTCTCAAAGTGAATGGGCAGATCGGTGAAGAAGCCCGGCAAAAAGTCAAAGAAAGTTACCTCAAATCTGCAGAGGATGGGGTAATGGTCCAGGACAATGCCATTCTTGATTTCAAGCAGATCACGATGAACGCAAGCGATGTTCAGTTTTTGGAGAGCGTACAGGCAACAGAGACCGAGATTGCCAACTACTTTGGGCTGCCACAGTACAAGCTCAATTTGGGAAAGCAATCTTACCAATCGAACGAACAACAGCAGCTGGATTACCTGGGAACTACCCTGAACCCCTACCTGGTGCAGTTTGAACAGAGTGCCAGGCTCAAATGGCTGGCAACTGAGGAGCAGGATGCCGGCTTTTTCCGGTTTGAGCGCAAAGCTCTTATGCAGCTGGATACCAAAACACAAGCGGAATTCCTGCATACCCAAATTTTGGACGGTATTTATTCACCCAATGAAGCCAGGGCAATCAATGACCTGGAACCCTACCCAGGCGGAGATCAGCACTACTTCCCTGGCAATATGGCAGTGATCACTGAAAAAGGGCTGGTTATGCCCGGCAAGGAGAAGGAATGAAATTGAACAGAACTGCAGTACAAGAAAACTCCATTGAAACCAGGAAAACCCTGGCATTTGATGCCGTGGGGAATGGTGAGGTGGAAATCTACTGCTACGGCGACATTTGGGACAGTTTCTGGTTCTGGGATCCGGCCAATCCTCCCCCGGGGTATGTGACCCAGGACGCGATCAAGGAAGCATTGGGCCAGGCAGGCGGAAAGCCGATCTTGTTCCGTATCCATTCCTCGGGTGGGGACATGATGGCAGCCAGCGCAATCCGTGCCCTGCTGATGTCTTACCAAGGAAGGGTGACCTGTCAGGTTGACGGGTTGTGCGCAAGCGCGGCAACCTACATCGCCACTGCAGGTGCAAAGGTGACGATGCAGGACAGCGCCTTTTTCATGATCCACGACCCCTGGACGATCACGATTGGGAATGTGGACGACCACCGGGTGACGATTAGCATGCTAAAAGAGCTGAAAAAAGGGATTGTTGAAGCATACATGGCAAAAAGTACGCTTGAACAGAGTCAGATTGAAAAAATGATGTCAGATGAGACCTGGATGAGCGCACAAACGGCGCTTGAGAATGGTTTTGTAGATGAAATCATCAGCCAGCCTGCATCCGCAAGAGCGGCTGTTATGGCAAAGGATTCACTGCCGGTGATGAATCACGCCTTGAAGGGATACCGAGAGGTACCGGAAGCGGTGAAGGAAATGATGAATGTTACGGAGGAGCCGGCAACCAGCGTGCCGGAGAAAGCCGCCGATACAGAGCCCGACGAGGGCGAAATAGAACGCGAGGGAGCCGTCCAGGCACTGCGCGAAAAAACCCAAAAACTCAAGGAGATGAGAGTATGACCACATTCAAAAGTGCGTACGACCTGGCTCAGAAACGAATCCAGGCCGTCAATGACAAGGCTCAGGAGATTGAAAATCTCCTGGGTGGCACCGAGGAAGACGTCAATGCTGCTCTGGCTCTTGAGCCCGCGCTGGACGAGGCTCAAGCCGAAGCACAAAAGGCGATCGACCTTTACAACAAACTGACCAAAGCCGGCGATCTCGCTGATAGCACTGCCAGTTTGTTTGTTCCTGTATCCGAGGCAGCTGCTGAAATTGAAGCAGCTAAAAACACAATGACCCGCGAGGAATTCGACGGGATGAATATCAGTGAGAAGGCTGCGTTCATGAGACGCGGTGGCAAAGTCACTGAAGAAAAGGAGTAAAAAATGCCTGATTCTTTAGCAAGTTTGTTCCCGACCCTGTATGCCGGCATCGCGGAGTTTCCGCGCCGCCAGTTTGGGATGATCCGCGCCGTCCAGGTGGACGGACAGCTCTCCCGGGCGACATTGGGTCAAAGCGTGGTTTGGGATGTACCTCAGGTCGGTGCCGCGGTTGACGTTGCACCTTCTGCAACCCTGCCAGATCCCGCCGCCGATGTTGCTGCCCCGCTCACCTACACGATGGCTGCCCGCAAGGCAGTGCGCATTCCGGTGACCGGTGAAGCTTCTGAAGCGCTCGGCGATGCCGCAATGGCAACCCGCCGACAAAACCAATATCTGCAGGCATTCGACAAGCTTGCAGCCGGGATCGAAAGTTACCTGGCAGGCGTGGCGATCCTGAATGCCAGCCGGGCTTTTGGCACTGCTGACACTGTGCCCTTTACAGCAGCCACTGTCAACATGGAGTACTTCGCCAAGTTGTGGGGTATCCTGGCCAAAAACGACCGCTCCAACGGTGAGCTTTCGCTGGTGCTGAATACTGCAACTGCAGAAGCCATGCGTGCCTATATGGGCATGCTTTGGAAAGCCAACGAGTACGGCGACGACCAGATGATGAAAAACGGCTACCTGACCCGGATCCAGGGCTTCAACCTGTACGAGTCCAACCAGTTTACCAAGCACACCAAGGGCACTGGCGCTAATTACGTCATTGATGGTGCGCTCGCTGCAGGTGCAACCGACATCAAGGTCAAAACCGGTACCGGAACCATCCTGGCAGGGGATGTGATCTCCATCGCGGACGAGCCTTCCGGTTCGAAGTACGTTGTAACCAAAGGCATTGAGTCTGCAGGAACCTTCACGATCGGCAAACCCGGTTTGTTGGGCGCGGCTGCGGATGCCAAAGCGGTGAGCATTCACCAGTACACACCGAACTTCGCTTTCAACCAATCGGCCCTAGGCCTGGGCGTAAGATTGCCCGAGGTCCCCAGAGAAGGCGATGCCGCCATCGATGCCACCAGCATCAAGGACCCTTACACCGGCCTGGTGTTTGAGGTCCGGCGCTACGCAGAATACCGCCAGATCGTGGACGAAGTCTCGATCATGTACGGCGCAATTGTATTGGACCCAGAGGCGATTGCCATTGGGTTGAGCTAAGGCTGTCATGGCTGAGGTGAAGTTGATACCCGTGACCAAGGATGGATATCGCATGGATGTCCATCCAGATGCCCTGGAAGGCTATCTAAAGACTGGATGGGTTGTCATGGAGATTAAAGAACAGACGGGAGGTGGTCCAACTCTGAAGGACACCACCGCCGAGTCTGGCCAAAAGAAAAGCGGCCAAAAAGGCTGAGGTGAAATGGAATGGGCATCCTGACTGCAATCGAGGCAGCAACCGTTTTGCGGTGCGAAACTAATGATGACAATATGCTGGATCTGCTGGACCAGGTAGACGCGTACATTGAAAACGCCACCGGGTGGAAGTGGTCCCAGGATTCTGCGATCAACCCGGCTGCAAAGTCAGCAGCCAGGATGCTTTTAGTGCAATGGTACGAAAATCCAGGTCAGTTGGGTTATGAATCAGGACGTTCTGAAACGATACTCGGCTTTGGTTTGAATGCCGTGTTGCTGCAGCTGAAGGCTGAAGCGAAGCGGCTCACGGAGCTTGAGGAGCTGAGTTCATGAGAATAGGCAATGCGATCACCAACCCAGGCGAGCTGCGAACAAGAATCGAACTGCTCAAGCGAGAGGATGTCGCCGATGCCGGCGGGTTCACGACACAAGTGGATGTTTTGCTTGCGACGGTCTGGGCACGATGGCAGAGTTTGTTTGGTGATGAAGTCTGGACAGCTGCCGCACAAGGTGTGAAGGTGGGAGCCACGGTCAGGATCCGGTATCGGACCGACCTGGATGCCACCATGCGGATCCGCAAGGACAACCAGGTATATGAGATCGTTTCGCACCCGGAAGATATCCAGGAACGGCATGAATATCTTGAATTCAAGGTATCGAGGCTGGAGGCGGGATGAAAGCGAGTTTGAGCATGCCCAAGAAATTGCAGGAAATGATGGAGCAGCTGGCCGCCCTGGAAGCAGGCAGGATTGACGAAGTTGCCGGTGAAATGCTTGAGGCCGGGGCTGATGTGGCTTTGAAAGGGATGCAGCGGCGAGTGCCGAAGGATACCAGGAAACTACATGGGCACCTAAAAAAGGGTCCGGTCAAGCGGGACGGCAACCGGTCATCCATAGAGATCGGATTGATCGATGCCCCAGGAGAAGTAGTTCGATACGGTACGGTCCAGGAATTTGGATCAAGCAGTGTCAGCCCACAATCGTACCAACGGGCGACAATGAAAGAAGACAAAAGCAAGATCACGAAAGCCATGAAAACCGTGCTTGAGGAAGAACTGGATAACCTGACATGACGATCTGGCAAAAGGTTCAAAGCGCCCTGGCGCCGCTGTTGATCAGGACGGCCAATAACCGGCTGCCTCTAAAAACCGGCGAGACCTGGCCTGATCAGTACATTACCTTCCAGGTGCCCTCTGCCGGTCCGGAAAAGTATATCGATGACCATGAAACAGCACGGAGCTATCTGGTTCAGCTGAATTTATGGTCACGAAGTGGATTTGAAAATTTCCCTGATGTGGAAACAGCCATGCTGGCAGCCGGGTTTTACTTCCAGGCTGAAAGAGACATGGATTACAACGACAAAACAGGCCACTATGGCCAAAGTAAGGATTTCCTCTTTTACGAGGAGAAGGAGTAAAAAATGCCAATCGGATCAGGAGAATATAAGAGCCAGATCGGGCTTGACAAGTTGCATTACGCGCCGATCACGGTGGATGATGCCACCGCGTATACCCCGGGTGCCCCGGTGGTGCTTGCCCCGGCTGCCAGCGCAAAACTGAGCACAACCAAAAGCATCAGCACCCAATATGCAGATGATGGCGTGTTTGATATGTCGACTGCAGAGGGAGAGACCAAGATTGAGATCGAGGTCACAAACCTACCGCTGGCTACTATCGCAGCATTGACCGGAAGGACTCTAAATGCGACCAATGGGATGTTGATCGAAGGCACTGCAGCCAACGCGCCAGATTTTGCGCTCAGTTTCAGGAGTAAGAAATCGAACGGTAAGTATCTCTACATCCAGTACCTAAAGGGCAAGTTTGAAATCGGTGATGCTGAATTTCAGACCCTGGAAGCCAACCCATCACCCAAGCTGGCAAAACTGACCTTCACCGCTGTGAACACAATCCACAAGTTCACGACCAAGACAGGTGTGAGTGAATCGGTAAAGGTCACGAAGGTGGACGAAGATGTAGCCGCATCGGCCGCCCTTGTGACAGGCTGGTTTACCCAGGTGAACGTGCCGGCAACGGTGGTGTAGTAGTGCAATCGACAATGAAGGGGCGGTCATGGAACCGCCCCCCTACAGGAGAAATATGGCAAAGTTTGCTATTGAATTAATTTTGTACGATGAGGACAGCGAACCAAAAGCAACCTACAGGCAGAGCTTTGTGCCCTTCCGATTGCTGAAAGAAGCAGTCAAACTTCAAGAGTATGTCGGTGAGTTGCAGAATCCGCAAAAAACGAAGCCGGAAACGATCGATAACCTGGCAGATTTTGTAGTGGCGTTCTTTGGAGACAAGTTCAGCAGAGAAGATCTGATGGACGGCGCCGAGCTGTCTGAAGTGATGACGGTGATTAACCAGATTGTCACCAAGATCGATGGTGGCGCAAACCCTACCCTTCCTCCGGTGAAATAGAGCCGGAGGATGATGAGCGGGGCATGCTAGAAGTTCTGCTGGATATGCAGCTGACACTGATCCAAGTGTTTGGCTGGTCCCTGGCAGATATTGACAGGACAGATGCAGTGAGCCTGTTTGATCTGATGAGGCATATCGGCAGAAGTCATGAGCCAAAACAAGTTTTTGCTGATGAAGTGGAGTGGTGATGGCAGGTAAAGACGCGCTCAGTGCCAACATGGCACTAGATTCAACTGACTTCAAGGCTGGAATAAACCAGGCAAACCGGGAATTAAGAACCCTTGAGTCGGGTTTCAAGGCAGCTTCTGCTTCTTTAGGAGACTGGAGCAAAACGAGCGAAGGACTGGAGATGCGCATCAGCTCGCTTACCAAACAAATGGAAGTCCAGGAGAAGAAGGTTGCTGCTACACGGACGGAATATGAGCGGATCGCTGAAGAAAAGGGAGCAACCAGCCAGGCGGCTCAAGAACTCGAAATCAAACTTAACAGAGAGACCGAAGCTCTGGGGAAAATGCAAGCAGAGGTCCGCAAGAGCGAACAAAGCCTTAAAGAAATGGGGGATGAATCCGGAAAAACCGGGAAAGAGGTCGGGAAGGTCGGTGATGAATCCAAGAAAGCTGAAAAAGAAGTAAAGACCTTTGGAGACCGGCTGAAGGATCTTGGTAAGGGTGTGGCGGATGGCCTGGCTGGCGTGGGTGATAAAATCGCCGGCATTGGAAAGGCAGCTGGTATCGCTGTCGGGGCAGTTGTCGCCGGCGCCGCAGCTGGAGCCGTCAAACTTGGTCAGGCAGTCATCAATCAATTCGGAGAGCTTGAACAAAACCTTGGTGGATCTGAAGCTGTGTTTCAAGACTATGCAGACCACATGCAAAAGATCGGTGAAGATGCCTACAAAAATCTGGGTGTAAGCCAAAGCCAGTACCTGGCAACTGCCAACAAGATGGGGGCACTTTTCCAGGGCTCTGGTCTTGATGTTCAGAAATCAGCTGAATTGTCCGAAAAAGCAATGCAACGAGCTGCCGATATGGCAAGTGTGATGGGCATTGACATGCAGACAGCACTGGATTCGGTTACCGGAGCTGCCAAGGGCAACTTCACCATGATGGACAACCTTGGTGTGGCCATGAATGCAACGACCATTGAGGCTTACGCAGCTTCAAAAGGTCTGGATTTTGTCTGGGCATCTGCCAGCCAGGCTGAAAAGTCTGAGATGGCAATGCAGATGTTCTTTGAAAACACGGAACAATATGCGGGCAATTTTGCCAAGGAATCCACCCAGACGATCACTGGCTCAATTGGGCTGCTGAAGGCATCAGTCGGGTCCTTTGTGGCGGGTCTGGGGAATGCTAATGCAGACATGACAAACCTGACAGAAAACGTGGTGGACGCGTTTGGAGCAGTGGTTACGAACATCGTACCGGTCCTGCAAAATGTTGTAAAGGCACTGCCAAAGGCAACAGACGGGCTCCTAAAGGCGATTGGAGATTTGGTTCCGGCACTCCTGCCGGTCATTACTGGCATCTTCACACAGGTTTTGACCACGATCGTCGATCTGCTTCCAGGGCTTTTGGGTGTTCTTGTAACCGCCCTATCACAGTTGTTTGGAGCGATCGTAGATCTATTGCCGGACATTGTTGACCTCGGTGTGGAAATGGTTGGAGCGTTTGTAGAGGCGATCGGAACAATGGGACCTCTCTTACTGGCAGCGGCTCCAGGATTGATCATGCAGCTGGTAAACGGGATAGTAAGAATGCTGCCACAGATGGTGAAAACAGGGACGGAATTAGTGTTTGCATTGATTGAAGGAATTGGGCAGCTCTTACCACAGCTTATCCCAGCAGCCGTTGAGATGATCGTCACAGTCATCAATGGAATTGCCCAGGCATTACCCCGGCTGATGACGATGATCGCAGAAATCATCCCCCAGGTCGTAATTGTATTGATTGAGAACCTGCCCTTGCTGATAGGTGCCTCCCTAGAGATGATCGCAGCGTTGGTGGATGGGCTTGTGAAGGCCTTGCCAGTTTTGGTTGGATACACACCAGAGATCATAGTCGCGATCGTCGGCGCACTTGTGCAATCATTACCGATGATCATCAATTCCGGGAAACAAATTATTACAAGTCTTATCAATGGAATTACGAGCTTGTTTTCAGCCCTTCGAGGGAGCGGGTCAGATTCGATCAAGAACTTGGTGGATGGTATAGGTACCTGGATGAGCACGATGGGCTCAAAGGGGCGGGAACTTATGACCAATTTGATCAACGGAGTCAAAGGAGCTTTCAGTAACCTTGTGGAGCTGGGGAAAAATATTGTAGACGGTATTTGGCAGGGGATCAAGGATGCCTGGGGTAATCTGGTAAGTGGCTTTAAGGATCTTTTAAGAGGGCTTTTTAATTCAGGACAGGAAGAAATCGATGCAAATTCGCCATCCAGAGTTTGGGCCAAGGGAATTGGGGCTCCGATGGCTGAAGGCATTGGTTTTGGTTTTCTGGGCGAAATGGATGCGGTTGAGCGGTCAATGCGGATGACGATCGCCGGGTTGATGCCGGCGGTTGAATCAGCGTTCCCCGCAGGAGGCATGCAACCTGCTTTTGCCGGAGTTGGTCAAGCAAACGTAGTGGACAGAGCCCCCGTCACCATTAATGTCAACCCTAGTGAACCTATTGATTACGAATTATTGGCAAACAAGGTTGCCAGGAAAGTAGCAGAGGGCTGGTAATGGGCAGCAACCTGACATTTGTTTCAGGATCTACAAGGATAGATCTCAATGATCGTATTGTGTTCTTCCTGCAGTCCGGATATTATCCGACGATCGATGTAAAAGCGAAGACTGTAACTGAGTCGGTGAAAGTGCAGTTGCGGGGCTCAATCTCAGCAAATATTCAACATTTGAATCAATGGTTCGAGCTTGCCCGGTCAGATGATCCCGCCCAGGAAAAGGTTTACCTGGAATACAAGGTTGCTGACAGTGAAACCGCCTGGAGGAGCCGGGTATATGACGGAGCTGTAACGTTGGGCAAGTCTGTGAGCACGGAGTACAAACGCGGTCGTGTGAATGTGGAGATCGCTTTCGAAAGGGATCCGTTCTGGGAAGGCCCGGAAACGGCCCTGCCAATTGGCAACCTCAACTCGAGCAGTCCAGCACGTGTCTATAATGCAAATGACGGAACGGGCACAGAACCAAACAAACGGATCAATTCAGCGTATGTGACTGCTAATCTGATCCTGGGGGATCTGCCAACACCAGTGAAGCTGACAATAGATAACCTTTACACGTCAAATCTTGGGCATTTATGGATCGGGATGAACAAGACCAGACCAAACTGGAACAGCGGATGGATGCTGGAAGCGGAAAGCGCCATCGGAATAACCCCGGTCACTACAACGGATGCCAGCGGGGGTGCTTTTGCTCAGGGGCAACTGACTTATGGGACATCATCACCCATCCTGCGATGGCCAGTGACAGACGCGCTGGTTTCTGCAATGCGGGGTCAACGTCTGCGGATGTTATTGCGAGCGTATTTCACCGGTTCATATTCCAGTTTCAAATACAAGCTGAGGATCGTGTCTGGAGTAACGCTGATTTGGGAATCGGATTGGGTCCGTGAATCTGAGGCCTATTCCAGAAGTTGGCTGGATCTGTTTGAATTTCGCATGCCGCCCTGGTTGGAAGGGAAAGACAATTTATCAGGGCTAATCTTGGAGCTATGGGCAACGCCGATAAAGGCGGGTACATGGACCTGGGCTTTTGATGATGTGATGCTTTTTGCTGAAGATGGTTTTGTGAACCTGGACACTTCAGTGGTTCCAGGGGGGAAACTGATTATTGATGGTGATACTGGGTGGAGTGAAGATACAACCGGGAAAAAGAGTGGGTTAAAGAAGATGATAGGCTCACTGATGCTTACCCCCAAGGCATTTCACCTTTTCTATTTCGCAATGCATAGGACCATAATGGATAGCGCGCCGACGGACTTCTTGCTTGGCATCTCTGGCAGCTACAGACCGCGTAGGTGGTTAATATGAGACAGGTCCGATTTCTACAACGTAATCTGATGAACGAACAGGTCCTGCCTGCAGGGCTCAAGGTTGAAGTGACCCGCTACACCAAGACAGTCTTTGGTGGATGCGACAAAGCTGAAATTGAGGTTACCGGTGAGCCAGAGAGACTGCTTGAGCTGATCAATTATCTACGGGACGGCGTGGAAATCTATGACGGGAATGGGAACCCAATTTGGTGGGGATACGTACAACGTGTCGAGATCCCGCATGAGAAGGTTATGGTTGTTGTAGATCTGGACGAGATGAGTAATCAGGTCGCCATTGCCTACAATCTGATCTCAGCCGGTGGTAACACGATTGGGATCCGCGGTACTTCTCCCTGGATCATAGACGAAGACTCAATCGCAAAATATGGCATAAAGGAGCTGCTGGAAAGCGGCGGCTCGATGAATGCTGTTGAAGCGCTTTCGATGGCAACCCGACTACGGAATGAATTGAGCTTTCCCAGGGCCTATGTCGTTTCTAGCCAGCAGATAACCGCCCGAATTGAATGTTATGGCTGGTGGCACACTCTCGGCTGGCGATATTGTTACGTCCCCACAGAATTAGCCCTTTCGTTTCAGACTATCGGTAATGCTGCTGTAGCCTTGTTTGACGGCGTGAAAATCGCCCAAAGTTTCATCGCTTCCTCGGATATCAATCTCGCTGAAGTGGGTATTCATGTACGAAAGATCGGTGGGCCAGGGGATATCAATATCGCCCTGTGTAAAGTTGATCCAGATGGTTTGCCAGGGGACAATATCCGCAGCGCAACTATCAACGCGGCGCTAATCAGTTCAACAACTGGATGGGTCAAGGCGCCTTTTACAGAAACCGTTCTCCTGACCCCCGGAGAAAAATATTTCCTCACCTTAGAGTCCGCATGGTCTACTGAGTCCAGTTACCAGATTGTCACCCTGGATCCAAACAATGGTTATGGGGGTGGGAAATACTTCAAGCTGGTCGATAATGTATGGGTCGAAACAGCAAAGGATATGCCATTCAGACTCTACAATAATGTTCTCACGGAAACATCTCAACAACTTCAGAACTACCTGACAGATTCAGGACAATTCTTTTCCCAGGTGATTGTAAATGACCGCAGCGGCTTGTATGCTGAGAGTTACCGTAACGGAGATACCACTGCAATAACAGAAGCAGAGGATCTTCTCGCAATCGGGACATCAGACTATCTCCGGCTCTTGGCTAGGGTAAACCCGGACAGATCAGTGGAAGTTTGGAAAGAACCTGAAGAGCCGCTCAATCCAGCAGTCGAAATCCGGTCTGACAACAAGCTTTACTACAGGACGGGGGCACCGGTTGAAGAAAACTTTGACCCTACAGGAAAGTGGATATCAATTGAACCAATCATCTGGGGCATAGCAGAAAACACAACACTGTTGGGAACCAAAAACTTCTTCTGCGATGGGATGGAGTGGACCAGAGAAAATGGCGTTCAGATGAAACCAGCAAACTGGAAAAACCCTCTCAACCTAAGGATAACTAATGGCTAACCGAGACAAACTAACCCACCTGATAAAAAAGGCAGCTCCTTTCATTGCCAATGTTTCAGGGGATGTAAACGAGGAAACCGTCAGCCAGGATATTCAAGCAATCCTGATGGCAATGGAAACGCATAAGGCCGGGGCTGATCATGAGCCCTACGATCATGCCTGGGCGGGAAACAACAGCTTCCTTAAAGATATTTTAGTCAATACTATCCTTCCACTGATGCCTGACACGTACGATATAGGCTCTGATACCTACCGCTTCAGGAAAGGGTTCTTTTCCGAGTTATCCAGCCTGATCTTCAAAAAAGAGAATGTTGTGATCATGGATGGACAGTTCCTGGTAACAAAAATGGCAGGGGCACTACCAGCCGACACAATGCTTGGTACCACGATTGACTTCGGAAGAACCATGACTGTAGGTGATTTCGTTTTGTTCAGGAATGAAGGACAAGTCGAATATATGAAGATCACCTTTGCAGCTGGTGGCACACTCTATAGAGTGTTACGCAACCTGGATGGTAGTGGGGCAAATAATTGGTTGGAAGGTACACCCTTTGCAGTCCTGGGCAGTGAGGGAGAGGGCTGGCTTGAACTCAACGCTGTCGATCGCAAGCGGTTCAGTGTCTGGGCACAGGGCAGCGCTTACAACAACAGTTTGGAGATCGGCAGGTACGGCGATATCACCGGCTGGCAGAACGCTACTTTCACCGGAATAGGAATCGCCCTTGGTGATTATGCCAATGGCAAGTACCTGGTTTACACAACTGTAAATGGGATGGTGATCAACGGTGGAACCATCATAGCTGGCAATGGCAATGTAGTTATTGATCAAAATGGCTTACGTATATATTCAAACACTGTGTACAACGCGTTTGTTGACCCTTCCTCCATAAAATTCATTCATGATGGAACCACATTCGGTGCGATTCAGGGCGCTGGCTCTCCTTCAGATGTTGGTATCAGTATGAAAATCGAAGGAGCTCCAGGACAGGCGGTAAGCGATTTGGACATCGCCATAGCCAAAGGTACTGGAATAGCTCGTAAGCTCCTGAACACTTTCAGGGAGTCAACTTCTTCCCCCTACGTTTTGGATAAGGCGACCTATAATAACAAAGTTTCCGAATCGGAGTCATTGATAGAGATTGAAGCTGAACATAATCATTTGAATTCGGATCCAGTCCATTACCACACTGCTCTTCTGAAATTGTGGGCGACTATCGCGGAATCATTGATATCCCTTTCTGCTGACAAGGTAGAAATCACTGCTCCAAATGGGATCACTGTCAACAACCCAATCATCTTGCCGGCGACGGACCCAACCCTGCCCAATCATGCAGTCAGAAAAGCTTATGTCGACATGATGGCTGGCGGCGGAGGTGGTGTAACAGATCACGGAGCTCTTTCAGGGTTGCTTGACAATGATCACCCTCAATACTTGCTTGCTGGCAGCCAGGCAGCAGATAGCAACAAACTGAATGGTCAGCTGGCCTCTTATTATGCCATTGCAGCTCATAATCACGCTGGGCTATATGTGGATCTGACTTCTGGGCAAACAATTGCTGGCACGAAAACGTTCAGTGTCTTGCCAGTATTGCCTACCAGTACGCCGGGTGTGAACAACCCTGTCAGGAAAGGGTATGCCGACGCGACATATGTGGGCTTGACCGGAGACGAAACCATTGCGGGCGTCAAAACTTTTTCATCCATTCCGGTGCTGCCGGCAACTAACCCGACACTTGCAAACCAGGCGGTAAGAAAAGGGTATGCAGACGCGGCATATCTCAGTATCAGCGGAAAGGCGGCTGATGCTGACAAACTGGACGGAGTTGATAGCTCAGCTTTTGGCCGTCCCGTCTTTTTGACAACCCCACTCACTTCTACCGCTTGGGACGGTGACGCTTATTCCACCACACTTAAGACGAAGATTGACCTGAGTAGCGTGTTCAGTGTTCCGGCGGGAGTAAAAGCGGTGCTGGTGCAATTAATTGCACGTGATTCTGGGAGCGCCGCTTCAACTAACATATTTTTTGGCATTAGTCCGAATAACACGGATGCGTCCTGCCCTGTCATGGCAGTCGGACGCGGATTGCCTAACGACACGTTAGTCTATGCGACTGGCGTATGTCCTTGCGATGCTAACGGTGACATCTATTACCAGATTGTCGCAAGCGGTGTGGGCACAATGGACTGCTACATCAGAATCTGGGGGTACTGGCTATGACACAAGCATTCGGCATTGTGTCATTAGCAAGCAATATGTTTACAGCTCAAGTACAAGCTCTGGCTACAACGGCAACTGACATTCAGATATTTGGATATTTTACGTAGGAGAACCAATGACCTTACCTTATGGCGTTGACATTTCATCACACCAGTATTCAGCCGATGGCAGACAGAAGGTGAATTTTGCGATGTTAAACCCGTTGATCAAGTTTTGCGGCGTACGTGCAGGGATCAGCTGGGGATACACCGACCGCTGGTATGCCTATTCAAAAGCCAACCTGACCGTGCCCCGAATGGACTACCATGTAATCTATCCAGGTGAAGATGCGAACCGGCAAATGGATCACTTTTTGCGAATCACCAACCCACAGGAACACGACCGACTGGTGCTCGACCTGGAGCTGGATCACGGGTACAGCAAGTACCGGATCACTCAGACCGTGAACGCTTGTTTGCAGCGCCTGCATACTGAGGCTGGCAGATACCCGGTCATCTATTCGAGAGCCTACTGGGTGAATGAGCACTTGAATGTCGCAGATATGCCCCCTAACCTGGATTGGTGGATCGCGCATTACTTGACCCAATTGCCGGCACCTGCTTACACTCCGGAAAAGAATCCGCCGCCGTTTTTGCCGAATGGCGTGAATACCTGGTTGATTCATCAGACCGGAGACAGAGCCAACGGCGCGGCGCATGGTGTGGCAAGCCATTACATTGATACCAATCGCTGGAATGGTACGGAGGATGATATCAAAGCGTACTTTGGGGTTAAAGAGGAATCGCATGAGGTGTATCTGCCAATCGTTACTGTTCCAGAGCCCGATCCAGAGGGAAAGCCGGAACCGGAGCCTGAACGTCCTTTGTATAAGGCGACTGTGAAAAAGATAGCTCCGGTCAGGTTGAAGGTGAGACCGAAGCCAGGATCAACCAAAGTTGTCGGATCACTTACGGCTGGGGAGCAAGTGAATGTGTACGAGGAGTACGAACGCTGGGCACGGATCGGCATAGGGGAATGGTTTACGGAGCGATACCTGCAAAGGATTGTTGAAAAAGATGATCGCAATTTGCTAACTGTGCCGCTCTGGAATCAGCGGGATCCACGTTGGGAGTGGTTGAAAATGGGGAAATCCGGGATCACGATAGGTCAACAAGGTTGTTTGGTGACGGATACAGCTGCCTGCCTTTCCCTGTTACTTGGTAGAGAAATGACACCCCTGGAATATGCCCAGTTATTGAATTCCAAATACGGGTATGAGCCGAATGAGGATGGCTCGCCATCCAACAGAATGTATTGGCAAATGCCGCCATTACACTATGGCACCCCGCTGATTTGTTTCAAGGCATTTCCTTCCGGAAGAGGTTGGGAGAGTACGGTCCAAGGATTGATCGATCAAGGTTTGCCGGCGATGGGCAGAGTGGATATGCTGCCTGGTGCCGGGTATCTGCAGCACTGGATCACGTTTTTGGGCAGAACTGACAATACCTGGTGGATCCATGATCCCTGGTATGGCACTGTAGCTGCTTTGACGGCGAGGTACGACAAGGTATTTCATATTTCTGCGTATGGCAGGGTATGAGAAGGTCTCCTTATTAGTTCAAAACAGTTGCAAACAGAGATTGAACCCCCCATAGGGGGCCTCAATCTCTACGTTTTCCCGGAAACGACCGAAAGCGGAAATCCCGCGTACACGAGGGCATAAATAACAGAGGGGGGTCAGAGCCCCCAATTTGTGACAGGGCTTGCGCGGCGGTGGGCGGCCTGGATGTCGACCTGAGCGATAGACAGATACCGCTTGACCATGTCCAAGGTTGAGTGTCCCAAAATCCTCTGGAGTGTGTAGATGTCTCCGCCATTTCTCAAGAAGTTGATGGCGAAGGTATGGCGGAATCGGTGGACTGTTGGATCCTGAACACCAGCGCGCTCACCCAGGCGGTAGATAGATTTGAGGAAGTTGTCGCGGTGAATATGAGTCCCATTCATAGTCGCAAAGGCTGGTGAATTGATGACCATATCAGGGCGTGTCGAAAAGTAAGTCCACATTGCCTGGGAGGTTCTGCTTGAGATCGGGATCTGTCGCTCTTTTCTGCCTTTTCCCATCACCATGATGTTTCGATTGCGCAGATCCACATCCTTAAACTTCAGGTTGCAGTACTCACTTACTCGGATCCCGGTATCGAGAAGCAACAGCAAGCTTGTTTTCAGGCGCTTTCCTTCCGGGAAATCAGTTGCAGACTCTCGCTGGCCTGGAAGCAGGTAAGCCTTCCTTTTTTCACAGCTGGCCAGCATTGCTTTGATGTCTGATTCTGTATAAGGCACTATGGCCAATTGATCCGGCCGAGGAGGTGTGTATTGTTGGGGCACTTTTTCATCCACCAGCTTCTGCTGGTATGCCCAGGTCCAGAGAGCTGAAAGCCCCGTATGGTAGTTTTTCAGGGTTTTTTTGCTGAGATGCTGGTGCTGGCTGATAAAACCAGCAATATGCTCAACGTTGATCTCATTAATCAGCAGATCATCGCCGATAAAGCGTTGGAACTTGCGAAAGGTGTTGAAGTAGTCCGCCAGGGTATTTGGTGAGAGCTTTGGCTCTGCAAAAAGGATATAACCTTCGAGTGCTTGAGTAAAAGTAAGTTGTTTCATGTCCGTGCTGCCTCCTGAACAGCAAATAGTGGTTGGTGTAACGCATGGAGCACTTGGGAATAATAAAAGAGCACCAGCTTTTTTTTATACTGGTGCCCTTTCTTACTTTAGCCTTGCTGTTCGAAACTTCTTATCCTTGCTATCTCAAGGTATATTCCCCTCGTTGAGAGGGGCAAAATGGGCGCTAGAGGACTCGAACCTCCGAACCTCACGGATGTGAACCGTGCGCTCTAACCAGCTGAGCTAAGCGCCCCAGAGTGTCAAGATTATAGCAAACCCAT